GTGTGGCTGTATTTGACCCATCTTGGTCTGAAGGTCAAACCTCATTATTTGAAGAATATATCGTTAATCCATTCAATGATGCTTGTAGCAACGTTAGTAAGTTCTTTACTAACTTATATACAAACATTACTGATTTCACTAATGAATGTGCTCAAGAAATTGATGATAATGGTGTAGTAGTAGGTAGTTGGCATATTCTCCAAAAAATGTTCTATGCATTTAGTGGCATTATGTTCGACTTAACAAGCCCTATTCGTAGTGCTGTATCTACAATTACATCGGGTATTCAAAATTTCTTTGGTGGTATTGCTAATTGGATGAACGGTGTTAAAGCATGGTTTGATTCCATTACAATCAGCGACGTTGGTAAAGCGATTGTTAAAGGGTTATTGATGCCATTACCTGATACTATCAAGAATAAGGTTATTGATGTCTTATTCGGTAAAGAGGATGGTTCTAATGGTGCTACCTTAGGTGATCGTATTTTCAATGAAGTAAAATGGGGAGCTAAACAAACAGGTTTATCCGGAGTTCTCAACTCTATCTCAACCAAAAAAGCGTTTACTGGTGGTGGTGAAGGGGATGACTCTGAACAAGCTAAACCGAATAACATCACAGCTAACCAAATTCAAAACGTTGCTAATAAGACTGATACATCTACTGCTACTGATGGTAAGATGATTAATTATAAACAAACCGATTCCCAATGGAGTGACTTATCTGTATTGGGTAGTTCTGGTGGTTATGGTACTATGGCTGATTATGGCTGTGGTCCTACTGTATTGGCATCCGCTATGGCGAATGTAACAGGTAATACGGCAATTACACCTAAAGTTACAGGTGCTCTTGTGTCTTCTGCAGATGCGGGTCCTGCTGATAACAAAGGTATTAGTCCATCTTACTTTGCTACTGCTGCTGATAAATTGGGTGGCTCTACATTTGATTTAGATACTAAAGATCCTAACTCGTTAATCGATGCGATTGCTCAAGGTGGTACGGTTATTCTCGGGGGCACTAATAAAAATACATCAGATGTTCCATTCACTAAGGGTGGTCACTATGTTATGGCTAATGGTGCTTACGAACGTAATGGTGAAGCCTTCGTTAACGTATACGATCCATTGGGTAAACGATCTAAAGGTTATAATATTAAGAATTTGATTGCTGGGATGAATGATCCTAACAATCCTGGTTTTGCTAGCTTGATTGCTCGTAAGGGTGCTGATGTTAGTAAATTTGTAAGAAGTGCTAAATGGGTTGATCCTAAACAAATGGAACAACTTAAAGCTGCTACTATATTTAGAGGATATGGTCCTAAGAATATTACGGGTGACGATATCCTTACTGCTGGTGAAGCATACTATGGTACAAAATATGACCTAGGCTCTCAAGATCCATCATCATCGCTCGACTGCGGTCTATTTACTCAGTTAGCATTCCGTGATGTTGGGTTGGGCTTAAGTAGTAGATGTGCCGACGATCAAATGAAACAATTTGAGGATGCCGGTGCATTAGTTCCACTTAGTCAAGCGGGTCCTGGCGACTTAGTGTTCTTCTTACGTACATATGAATGTGAAGCATATAAAGATATTACTCACGTTGGTATCTATGCTGGTGATAACAAAATGCTACATTGTGGTTCTTCCAAGGGTGTAGTGTATGAAGATCTCAATATAGATTATTGGCAAGGTAAAATCTACGAATATGCAGGTTCTATTGAAAAATTATTTGGTGTTCCTACCGGTAAAGGTAAAGGACCTGGTGGTATTTCTGGTAAAGGTAGTAAAGCTAATGGTGGTGACGGTAAAGGTGCTGCAAGTGCTAAACCTAAGAGCCCATTAGAAGCTTTCATTTCCAGATTCCAAGAAATTGGTAACAATGCTATTGGTTCTATGATTGCTGGTAAAGCATATACTGGTACACCATGGGAAGATAAAGCTGGCGGTAAGGGTTCACGAGGTGTAGGTGGTCCAATCGATCCTATGTCTGGTGATTCGGAAACTAACGCTAAGCATGTATATAAAGTACTTAATAGTGCTGGCTATACTAAAGAAAATATAGCTGGTATTATGGGACGTCTTCAACAAGAAAACCAATTCCGAACAAATTATGGTGTAGAACACACTGAACCAGATGGTACTGTATTAGGTGGTGCCGGTATGATTCAATGGAATGGTTCTCGTCGTGAAGCGTTGGTTGACTTTGCTGATGCAAACGGCGTTCCTGTTGATAGTGCTGAATTACAAACTCGATTTATGTTGAAAGAGATTGATGAAAGCTACCCTAGTGTATCCGTATCTTCAATGAATGGGCTCGGGATAGATGACTCATGTACACGTTGGACCGATGATTATGAACGTGGCGAAACTAGCCCACAAGCTTACACATACGCTGACGATATTTATAATAAGATTGGTTCTGGTTACTTCGGTGGCGATGCTCAGAAATATGGTGCAGCTCCATCTGGTAAAATGCCGTCTGCTAGTTCAATGAAATCTCTTCCTAAGTTAGGTCTATTTGGTGGTGGAGATACTACGGTATTGAAACAAATCGCATCAAATAGTAAAGGTTATAATTATACTCCAGATACTAAATATGAAGGTTCTGTCATAGCTCCTGATTATGATGCATATGGTAATATTATTGCTAGTGGTATGCCACAAAATAACATGGTTACAGCCGACGATTCTATTACAGTTATCCAAGCTAAACATGATTGGCAACGCAACTGGTGGGATAATAAAACTGATGCAGAACGGGTAGCTATTAAGAAGGCTAATGAAGAAGCCAAGAAAGCTCAAGAAGCTAGTACCGACACAAGTCTATTATCTAAGAAACCAAGTCCTAATGCGAAAGCAAAAGGTCAAAATAGTGCTGATAAAGGTAACATCGTTGAGCAAATCAAAGCTCAATACGAAGAAACCATTAAGAAGCTTACTAAAGAAACTGGTATCGCTGGTACAAATGGCTCTGCTGTTGATAAAGCTCTTAGTGCTACAAGCGCTGATTCTAATTCTATCGTATCTGCTATTAAATCAATTGATATTCGTGCAGAAGCACAAGCTATGGTTAAATACTTAGAAGTGATTGCAGGTAAATCTGTTGAAACTGCTCAATATACTGCTAAAACAGCGGATGTTGTTACAACATCAACTGCTCAAGCACAACAAGCGGCTGCAACTGACCCTACTATCGCGGGTTCTAGGGCGGCGACCATTCCAGCTAATGTAACTGCTACTAATAGAAATAATCCGGATAAGAAATCCTATCGACAAGCGCACCAAACTAATTTGGAAATTGCTAAAGGTGGGGAATTTAGACGGAGTTAATTAAAGAATATAGAGATATAGACTGTTACGTCTATATCTCTATATTTAATCTATTTTAACAAATCCATAACTTGAAAATTAATTTGTAAAAGTGAGGTGGATTTAGTTGTTAATTAACATCAAAACTAATTCTGCTGTTAATGTTCGGTCTGGACCGGGAATGGGTTTTGAAGTTGTGAACACATATCCTTCAGGCTATATATTACAAGCAAAAGAAATGCAAAAAGATGGTGGAGATAACGTCTGGTATAAAGTTAAAGACGGATGGTTATCTGCCAACTATACCATTGATATTCATGAGCCCGGCACAGTTCATGGTGAGCGAGGGAAGATTAATCTTCAACAATTCGCTCCAGGGGATCCATCAGGTGCGGTTCCATTAAGTAACCAAACTCCTAAATCGGAATCTCCGCAAACTGATAAAGTTATATCATCTATTGCTCAAGGTCAGATTACTCAATCGGTCGTCAACCCAAATGGCGGATTATCATCTGCTGTTTTTGTAGGTGGTCATGGTAATGAAACTGACGTTAATAGCGATGTGATTTTAAACAAACGTATTTATGGTGTACCATATCAATTTATGGATACTACCGACTATAGACCCGCTGCCAATAACGGTGGGGATGGTGAACTGGGTGCCACATTTATGGAGATGATGGCGGAAGCTCCAGTCATATCAATCATTCCGGGTAAAGCAAACTTCTTACCTGATTTAAGCAATGAAGAGAAAGATAAGTTTGTAGAAGCTGCAAACCAAACACTTCAAGAGATGCAGAATCGATTTAATGATACTGCACAAAAGATGATTGATGATAAGAATGCCGATATGCGATATTTCGAATTCGTGTCAGATCACTCCACATACATCAGATATGTAAACACCCTTTGTCAAATGAATGCTATCATGATGGGACTTGGTGATGAATATGTTCCTGGACATGAAGGTCAAGGTGAACAATACATGTTCAAGTATTATGATTGGTCTGGTTATCGACTATCTAATACGATGGCTGGTAGATCGTCAACTGGGCTATTGAATGGTAATGAATCAGGTCCTGCTGAGAAGGTTGAGAGTTTTGTAGATTATGTGAAGACTGCCACAGCTAATAAAGAAAGTCTTATTGATAAAGGTATGGCTGCTGCATCCGCATTGAATCTAACAGAATACTACATCGACTTCTATATAAATCCATCTATTGGTTACTCTGAATCATTCAGTAACCAAACTAAAGAATCCATGATTTCATCTATGGTATCTGGTATGGGTGATTTGGCAAAAGAACTCCAATTCTTAATGGGTGCCGGTGCTGTTCAGCAAGATGGTAATATGACAAACTCTATTGCTAAAGCAACTGGTGAAATTGGTGATGCTGCGAATAAGTTATTACCTAATTCAGGCATCATCAAAAAAATTACCGGTTCTGCAGCATCTGTATTATCAGGTTCAAATATCTTCTTCCCAGAGTTATGGTCTGCATCCGACTTCTCTCGTTCCTATACAGTAGAAATGGATTTGAAGACTCCATATGGTAATAAACGAAATATCTTTTTAGATTTATTCGTTCCTATGTGGCATTGGATTGCTTTAGTAGCACCAAGACAAACCACCATCAATACATATGGTGCACCATTCATTGTACGTGCCTATATCCCAGGTATGTTCTCATCTGAAATGTCAATCGTTGAAAACTTGACGATTCAAAAAGGTGGAGATGGTTCCGCGTGGTCAGTTGATGGATATCCATTGGAAATCAAATTATCAGTAACTCTAAAAGATTTATATAATACATTTGCGATGTCTCAAATCAGTGATTTGAAATCTGCATATAATATGCTATGGAACTATGCGTTGATTGACTATGTATCAGTTCAATCTGGATTGGATATGAAACTTTCTGAATTTGCTAAGAAAATAGAAGTTGCCAAAGCTCTAGGTAATACAGCTATTAGAGGTCTTTGGAATTACCCATTGGAAAAAGCAAAAGAACGCTTGGCTCAATCTATACGTATTGCTTCTGGTAAAACCTAAAACTATCAAAAACATAATAATGGAATACTACGGTATTCCATTATTATTTATTTCCTATGAGAGGATAGATAGTATGCTAAAGAAGAATTTAGAACTATATAGAGATTCTTTTAAGCAAGTGAGCATTAATCAATTCACTCGTGTTAAAGAATTTTTGGCAACTAAAGTATTACCAAAGAAGTTCCAAAAGAACCTATTTGAGCGTATAGAAGAAATCTCCCGTATAGATACACAGACCCTTAAGATAATATTCTATATTATTCCAGAGTCGACCCCTAGACCTAGGTTATCCTTACGTGGAGGACATTTTTATGTTAAAAATAGTAGCAAATGTTGTGAAGGAAGAAAAAGAACTCCTTCATCTAATAACGAAACCCTGTTCTTTCGATGTGGTTACCTATATGCCAATTCCTAAAAGTATGAATATTATGGATACGACGTTAGCGGAATTGGGAATGATTAAACCGATTACAACTCCCGATTGGGATAACCTCGGCAAGACTTATTCAGATATGGTACAGAAATGGTTACTATTAAATGATAGCTTGATTACCGATGGTTCTGTTAGTAAACGATACTCATTGAAACCGAGAGTTGAAATTACTATCACATATACATTAAATTATGATAGTATATATAACAAAAGGGTAATTGAGAATTCAAAATCGTATAAAGAATTAGAATAGAGGTGATAACTGTGACTCGATTTGAAATGAATGTGATGGATTCTATTGATGCTATTCAAGAACACTTTGCAACAAAAGATATGGAATGCAAATCCGCAGGCATGTCCATATCCGTCAAAGTAAATGAAACTTCAATCGACTCTATTGTCAACGAGATCAAAGATATCATCTGTCATACGTTTGATTCCAAAAAACCTGCCAATGAGATTTGTAAGCTAAATGTACACGGGAATATATTATTTATTCGATTCAAAAGAGAAATACACTGTTAAGGTGTATTTCTCTTATTATTCTTTTTTTGACGTAAAAGATAGGATACATGGTGGTTGTTCCATGTATCCTAATTGTACACTCAGGGTAAAATAGTCACACTATCCTAGGAGTAGCTAATCAATTGCTTCAGGAGGCTTTACCCTTCACATGATTTAGTAACTATCCGGTGTACTCATACTTATATGTTATCACGATATAAAACCCCCATATACCAATGATGGTATATGGGGTCTTGTGTTGTAATTAGCAACCTTTACGCATATAATCAGCTTGTTGACGAATATCATCTAATGTGATATTTACAAGTTTCATAGTATGTGCAGTTTCAAACATAGTGTATTGCAACAATGCTTCGGAAAGAACAAAGTCTTTATCCAAAGAAGTTGTTCTAGCAATTTCACCATTGTCTGTCATATCCATACGACGAAGATCGTCTAAATCTTCGTTTTTATCTTGCATATAGATATCGAACACATTCAAGTTCAATGGGTTCTCCAATAATACTTGAGGGGTTTGTACATTAGTAGATTCTGTTTGTGTAGATTCTTTCAATACTTTTGTAGCAATCCCTTGCATTAAAGAGAAGAAGAAGGATTTATTATTATCTTTCTTATCATAGTTGAATGTACGTGTTAAAGGATTATATGTTTCAGCTACATGTTTAGCAGCTTCAGCAACATCGTCGGAAGATGTATCTTCACGATCATCAACTTCCACATTGCTACCATCATCATTCATATCCTTTTCCATCGTATCAAGAATTTCGGCTTGGTCTTTTTCACGTTGTTGTTCATCACGAACCACATCGATAACCTTATTGCTGATCATTTCAGCCAATTCATCAGAACCTAATTTATCCATTTTAACTAGGATAGTTTGACGTTCTTCATCATTAAGCTGAGGAGAAATCATTTCTTTGATTTCCTCTTCAGATTCAGCTTCATTGATTTCTTTTACACGTTCCATAATGATAGCTTGAGAGAACTCATTACAGAACTCAAGAAGAGCACGAAGGAATGGGCTATTTGTACGATTAGCGGATTCAGCTAATGTTTTCACACCGCCGATTTTCTTAATGTACATAGCACCAAAGTTCTTAATAGTAGTGATATTTTCACTTACATAGTCTTTATCATGAGGTAATGCTTTTACAAATACTGTGTTGAAGCATTCAGCCAGTACAGCATTTGGAATAGTAGCCGCTAATGTATTGATACCAGCACCACGATAGTTTTTCATAAGTGCACGGTGATTAGCTTTCAAGGCAGCATCACGTTCATAGGCTACTTTTTCTTCATTCAATCGTTCGTTTTCCAATTTAGCAGCTTCTGCTAACATTTGATCACGTTCGATTTGTTGTTTACGTAACGCATTGAAGTCTAATGTAGTAAAACCTAGACCTTGTTGGCGTACGACTTTACGGTTGAAACCCATGTGGATATCTCCTTTACTATTATAATCAAAATGTTATAATTATGTCCCTAGGCTAGTCCAAAATATTGATGAATATTTGAGCCGTACGTTTACCATTCTTGATTGTATGGTCTACGTTTAAGTACTCAGGAATAACCTTAGATGTTTCAATAACCCCTTGAATAACATTTGTTTCGTTTACTAATGATTCAAGAGTTTGCATTGAAGGACCGTATTTATTAATACCATTAAACTTGATAAATTTAATGGATGGGAAATTCTCTTTGATACCAGCGATTAAGTTAGAAATATATAAGGAAGGGCTAGATACCAATGAGATATCCCGACTTTCAATATATTTTTGAATATATGATTTTAATCGCTTAGTCATATCTTCAGCATCTGTAGTAAAGGTATACTTCACATCGAAGCTGATAGAGATATTGATCTTATCTAATGGGTTCGTTGCTTCTTCTAAATCTTCATGTTTGAAATAGAACTTAGAATACCCATAGGTGTTAAAGAACTTAATATCGATATGGAAGTTGTTAGTCAATAAATCCAATGATTTACGAATATAGTCGTAAATACTACGGAATGAAGTCATGAATCGTTCCCTAGCATTTGGTAACTTGAAGTAGTTTGCCTTAATCAATGGAATCATTTCTAATCTAAATCCATATTTACCATTTGGTCCTCTATTTGCATATTGGACATAGGAACGAACTTCTGGAACTGGTATAATGAATCGAATTGGTGTATCCTTACTCATAGTATATCGGTTCGTTAACGTGAAGTGTTCCAATAATGGTAACGAATTGAATTTGTGTAACTGTTGCGTTGTTGTATCTGGATACTTGTAGAAGGTCAATAGTTCCATCTTACAATTTGTACCATCAACAAGAACTGGGTCAGGACTGTCGGTTCCTGTAGTAGGATCCAACATACCTTCTGTTAATTGGAATTGATTCTTTAAGGTTACATAGTCATTGGTCTTAATGAACTTTTTGAAGAAGTAGTAATCTTCATCAAAGCCATATAAGTCCATATCAATTAACCGTTTGATACGATTCTCTTCACCATGAAGAGTTAATACCACTTTAAGGTTTTCATTATCAATGTATTGATACCCATCGGTTGGGTTCTTGAATGTCTTATGAGATGGTAATACTAACGTATCATCCTCAATCAACTTAAATGCTTCTTTAGGAAGCATAGCTGATGGAGCAATCTTTGTGGTAATCGTATAACCATCTTCACCATTCAAAGCATCGCGTTTGATATTGATACTATTGACGATGAATTGATTGAATGATTTTGTATCCGTTGGTTGGTATAACGTAGTGATATTATCATTGACTGAATTCAGATAGAATGCTACAGATAATGGATTTGCACATACTACCGTTAAGAATGGATTGATATATACAAAATCACTATTTTCATATCCATCTAAGTTATTCTTCAATGAAAGTGTTTTGTCAATAACAGCAACGGATTTATCGTTGCCTTTATATCGATAGATCTTACCTGCTTTAATGATATTGCGTTTGGATTGCTCCACGTACGTATCAATATCAGTAGATTCAATCTTGATATCAAGTGTATTAGTAGGGATAACATTCTGGTCAGCATCCCTAAATAGAATAAATGTAGAATATAGACGCTCGAACGCATCATCTCGTTTCTTCATGAACAGAATTTCATTTTGTTCACGATGTTTGATATTATTGAAGTAGATTTGTAAGTCGTTTGTAGTAGTAAAGGACTTGATTGTGGAATATGCTTTTACTACATCATTACGAAGCTCTTCAATATCTTTACGGTCATAACCACCAACAGATTCTCCAGTAACAGTACCCATGAAAATCATACCACGGTTATTTGGATATCGATCCGCTTTACCAATGATTTCAATATCAGTACCATCATAGGTAGTAAAGTTACCATTTTTACCCTTCGTTGTGTATAACTGAATATAGATTTCAGAATTATACTTAGGAGTAAAGTAACGTTCATCATTAGAGAATTCAATTTGGAGCTTGTGGTCATCGACGATTTTATAGAAACAGAAAGGTTTATCTAACTTTTCTGTATTCATTAACTTCTTCGTCAACTGAGTATATGTTAAATCACCCGGTGCTTTATAGAATACTTCGAAATTTGCTAATTGACCTTCGAAGCTATATTCCATAGATACCATATTGATCTTATCATTCATAATGACAGTATCAGTGATTGTCTTCTTTTCCACTTGGTGTAGCGTTACAGCTAATACGACGTATCGCTTACCATTGTCATTCACATATGTACTAGTACGAATATATGGATTTAGTAATGGACTTACACTATTCTTGTGGTCCATGATATAATAGGCACTGTGGATAGTACCTTCTAATGTACGTTTACTAGTAACACGTACATCATAGTCTAACATGAATGGAATCCCGTCGACGTTAAATACCATCTCAGAGTCCATATCGAACTGAGTGATATTACCATCAACGTTAATACCATTCTTTAATAAAGCTTCTTCTGACATCATGATTGTGAATGGAACAGAAGCTGCGGTTGCCATCAAATTGTCAATTTGGAAAATCGTGGCATGATTATAGATAGATTCAGGTAATTCTGCCTGAATCGGGAAAATCTCTTTAAACAACGATGTGATCGCGAAGTATCCATCATTGATAGTAGTAGATAGGACTTCCGTAATGTATCCGAATAGACCAACATTCATTTCATTCATATCAGCGATATCTTTGAAATACGTTGGTGCTATTTCTTTGGATAGGTAGTCCTTTATATCATATACACTAGTACCGTTTTTAATAGTACCCACTTTATCACATCCTAAGCATACATAAGTTGATAATTAGAATAGAAATCATTTACCCAATCTTCAAGCAGATGATATTCTGCTTGTGTTGGGCTTCGTTTTTGTTTAAGCACATCCATAATGGAACGGTCTGTTTCATCATTACATAATTTAGTCTTCTCGAAATGACGAACGACTTCTTTAATCATCATGAATGTAAGGCTCAAATCATTATATTCGATAAATGGATGGCTCTTAGTTACCACAAAGATAGAGTCTTTCGTATCTGGTCGTTGGTATACAGTACCATCTTCTTTAATAATACGGATACAACTACCGAATGATAGTTGATCCGCATTTGTTTCTAGCCATTGTTGTGTATCGTTATTCCAACGATAGAGTGTTGTTTGTGCCATGTGTATCCCTCATTATACTGGTCGATAACGTAACTTATATAATTCCCCACCATTACCAGTATCAACAAATGGGCATCCAACGAATGTCTTCGTAGAGTGCATTGTACTTTGGTTATATACTGGAATATAATTAAATGCTTGGTTTTGGGATAAGTAGTTAAACTCAGCTACATGTAATGGATTATAGTCATCCTTCTTACTATAGTTAAACGTAATGGTATACGTCGGTTGTTTAATCGTTTCATTGACTGAATCGGAGAAGTTGGATGAAGGGATATTCGTAGGGAAACAACCAGTGTATTTACACCAGTAGAGAATATCTTCACCTGTCGTCTTAGTCAAGAAATAATAGATAGAAATTGCATAATCAAGTGTATGTTTTTTAGCATGGACTGGGTTAGGCATAGCCTCACCACGATATACCGCATTGATATATTCTATCCAGATTTTCATAATCTTATAAACGGATAGCATATCATCATCACGGAAGTTCACGTTAACTGTGCCAGCAGTCTTAGTCTTAATTGTACTTTGACCATATGTATTTTTCCAACCAGTGAGTGTTTCACCCGCTTCTGTTGTTTCCAATACTTCGTCTTGTACATCCAAACCGGTTACACGGTCAGTTAAGATTGGTATGAATGAATGACCACCACCCGCACTATTACCCATAAGGTAACTGCAAAGTACAGGATGTGATTTTAACATACTATACATCAGAGCAGATGCATGAGCATGGGCTACCGCCGTATCTAAATTCAATACACTTGCTCCCGTGTCATTAGCGAATGATAAGTTCATATCAGGTCTTGTAAAGAAGATATGGCCTTTAGAACCAAGTAGTTCATTATTCGGTGTTGGTAATCGATAACGATTGAACTTATTGAAGATAGTGGCTCTATCGGTATGAATATTAAATTCATCATAGATAGCATCAAAGCCAGAGCTATATTCATCATATAAGTCGTCACTCATATCTTTAAAGATTTGAATATCTTCTTCTTCAATATGTGGAGGGTCTGTTACTAGTGGAGTAGCATAGGATTCATCTTGCTCCCATTCGTAGATACCACCGAATCGTTTGATAATCGTTCTACCATCACAGCCTTTATACTTGAAGTATTCGATAGCGTGTTGGTCAATAGCGGCATAGTGAATTTGACGTTGCTCATATTGACCATCGAATAAACTACCACCATTATCAAAGGAAGGTCGTTCACCAGGCCAGTCTTTAGCATCACCACTATATAAGCTACCAGCTCCACCGCCACCACCAATGTATTTACTGAATTTATCAGTAATACCTGGATAGGTTTCGCCGAATATGTTAAATATGTCGGATAGTTCAGAACCAAAATCAAAACCGATTACGTAGCGTAATCGAGAAGATATGACACCAGATAGTAGACCACGGAAGTTATTTAATAACCCACCTTCTCTACCAAAGAATGAACCGTCTCGGATATTACCGATCGTGGCACCCTTTAATAGACTACTAACGTACTTATTTTTCGTTCTAATAAATGAATCGATACTCATGTTATTGAGTCGATTTGGTTTCTTTTTATCATCTTCGGTTTGCCCACTAATCGTTTTCCATGACGTAGTAGAACCTTTTAGACTAACTGGTTTACCAGGATCACCTTGAGTCCAAGCTTTATCACCCGGAGTAAATTTGTATCCATTATTACCACCAGTTGGCGTTCCAGTATTCACTTGCCCAGCAGACCATAATGTACCACTACCAACAGAGTTTGTTGGAGATGGTGCACTACCTGTTAGGAAACGAGAAAGTTTATTAAACCCACCGAAAGAACGTTTAAACGGATTTTTCTTATCTTGATTAGCATGGTTGGCTACACGTTGAGAAGAGAACTCAACGTCACGGTCAATGACTACGTCAGCCGCATTAATATAACCACCATTAGCTGTTCTATAGTAAGAGTCCAGACCATTTTTATGTAGGGATACGAGAGCTACAAAATCATTTGTGTTTAATTTACCAATGTTCTGCCCCAATTCATTTGGTTTACTCAGAATAGGGGTAGGACTTTTAACTCTTGCTTCTAAATACATAAGTATTTCACCTCATTAAATAGGACTGTAATCTTATTTGAATGTTAAATCCATATATTCACATGGACTTGTATATTAGATTATATAATCATATAGAACATTTTAGGTATTTAACAAATATATAATCTATCCTAACTAAAGAAAGGAGATCTAATCGCATGATTGATACTGTATTGGGCAAGATCCTTTCCGTGGTTAAAGGCACTGGTAGACATGTACTAGATGTACTTAAACCAACTGAAAAGTATAAATCCATTGCCCGTCAATCGGACAAAGCAATTTGTCAATTCCCAGTAATTGCTTCTAAAGCAATGACGTATGATACAGCTACTATGATTGTAAAGGCTTGTGAACGAAACTTCACTACCTTCATGGGGGTTGTTATTGGTCTTAATCAAGTAATTGATAATAAGACTGGTGCAGTCGACTATATTAGCCGTTTTCATACAAACCCAGACGATTTCAGTGATGGTCGTGTAGAGATTACTCGCACTGTAGTACCGATGCTCAAGGAATCTGTCTCTCCTGCTGATCAAAAGGAAATTCAACGTTTGTTATTAGAAGCTAATGTTGAGTTCGGATCTCAATTCGAATCCCAATCCTTAAATGATCGGTATAAACCAGTTGACATCAAATCTATTCTTGCAACTGAAGCTGTTGTTAAAGGTAGCGTTAATGTACCTTCTCCCGAAGATGGTAATCTTAACGATGTCCAAAAAGCAAATGCTTCATTAGATGCGAAGTTGGTCGAACCAGCATTCAAATCTTTACTGAAAGATACTGATGTTAAAAAAGCAAATGAATTGGTTCCATCTTTGATGTCTGTACAACTTACACAACGCAACGATGCGGGTCAAAACATTCCTATTCATTTCTTATTAGGGATTAAAGCGGTATTGCACCCTGTTAGTTCTGTGGAAATGATCAATAATGTGTTCAAAGCATTCGATAAAGGTTCTCGTGGTAAATTCTTCGATTTCCTTCGTTGGACTACTGGCGAAATCAGTTTCGTTAAAGATCTAGTGTTAGGTATCGATGAAGTAAAACGTGATCTTAATGCTGAACGCACTAAACAAGAATCCCCTTGGTGGAATCTTCTTCGTAATCGTAACTCTGTGGGTCGTTTCCGTAAATGGACTAAATCTGCTCCATTGTTACCAAATGCAACCATTGCTATGACACAAGCTGAAGTTGATAACCTTCGTGCTAATACAGGGGTTGATATTTTAGACCCTAGTTCTGCACTTCAAGTTATGCAACAACTTGGTTTGTTACAATTCATCGTTGTTGATGATGCAAATGATGTAGCGTACTTTTTAATCGATGGTCAAACTCGATTCCAAACCTACACATTCAACGCATTACAACGTGATAACGGTGATGCTGAAAAACAAGCAATGCGACTCATTAAGCAAATGAATAAGTTATAAGGAGTACACGCATATGGTTGAAAATCAAGATTTAGAAGTTATTCTTGCAGAAAGTTTAGCTCCTAAAGAATTCACACAACTTTCTTTGGCGTTAGAATCCGAAGAAGTTCAAGCTGGATTTATTCAACGACTATATGGTCGAGTACTATCCAGTATCCAACGTTGTATCCTTGGTGGTAAAAATAATGATATGATGAAAGTGATTGTTGATACTAAAGGTGATTTCTCTAAACACCCTTACTTCGAAACACAAGGTGAAAAACCAGCTATTGCAACAGTATTCACTAAATCTAGTCATGCTACCGTAAAAGAAATGGGTAAACAAATCTTATTGATTTCCAGTTTCTTACAACGTCATAAATCTGATTTCATGAAAGGTATTCATGCGGGCTGCCCTGCTTGCCTTTCTTTATATACAACTTTCGTCCTAAATTGCGTGGTGGGTTCTAGCTATGCTATCATGATTGAATCGGATAGAAAAATAACTCCACTATGTAAATCTGGCGTTGATGCGTTAGCAAAATCTGCTGAATTAATCAATAGCCATACTGCTGAAAAAGTATTCGAAAAAGATATCCAATTGACCGAAGGTCTTGGTGATATTTTGATGAATAAAATTACACAAGCTAATAAGCGAAATGTTATACCTGTAGCAGGTGTTATTGGTATCGCTTTACTTGGGTTCTTTATGCTTGGTAAATATATCATCTTTAGTGTATATAGAACTAAAGCAAAAGTGTCCGACTATTTAGCTCAACAAGCATTGTATCTCCAACTCAATGCTGAGAATGTGAAAAATAATAGTAAATTAACTAATGAAGAAAAAGAATTGATTTTAGCACGACAAAAGAAAACTGCTGAATTACTTCTTAAGTATTCTGACAAACTAGCAATCGATGGCGTCAAATCTGGTCGTCAAGCAGAAACTGACAATAAGCGTGATACAAAAGCAATTATTGAAGATTCTAAAGACGATGTAGTTGATGTCACTAGTAAACCAGGCGAAGCTAATACTGGCTTGCCATTATTCTAGGAGGAATAACGAATGTTAAATTTCGAAAAATTTGTATTAGAAGCTGAAGAAGCAAAAAATACTGACGCTAAAGACGAAGCAAAAGTAAATCCTGAAACAGAAGAAGAAATGGAAGAATCCTACACAGACTTTATGGTAGAATCCATTCAACTTCAAATCGCATTGGTAAAAGCTGATGCTCATTGCATGGAACAATACATGCAAGCAACTACTGAATCTGCTAAAGCAGACATCGTTGCTACATACGAAGGTGCAGTATCTGAATTCTTCGATCGTTGGAAAGATAAATTAGGTAAAGCATCTGATTCTGTATCCAATTGGTGCGAAAAACGTGCTAAAGATTTCGATGGTCAAATCAAATTGAATTCCAAAAAATTCATGGAAAAATATGCTGACGTATTGAATGGTAAAGACTGTGACCAAGTTATGGTACCTTGGACTGACATCGATGTAGCTAAAATCGATGCATTCGCTGGTAAAGAACAAATCTTCATGCAAGCAGCTAAAGAAATCGCTAAAGCTGATTCTGCAGAAAAACTTGAATCCTTGGTTAAAAAATACGAAGGTAAAGCTGATGACGAAGCATTGAAAGCTCTTCAAAAAGCTCTTGATGATGCTAACGTTGAAAACGAAAAGAAAGAACGTACAGAAGTTAAATTCGCTACTATTAAGAAAAAAGCTATTGCTAATGCAGGCGAAGCTTCCGTATCTAACATTGTTAAAGCATACCGTCAAGCCGGTAAAGATATGAAAGCAGCTAAAGCTGAAGTATTAAGCTTGCCTGTAGAAGAACGCAATCCATTCAGCAAAACTGCTTTGAGTACTGCAACTAAATATGCTAACCGCGGTATCCGTGCAGCTAAAGACATTGCAATTTCTCGTGCAGCTGCTAGAAACGACATGTTCTTCAACGCTAAACGTGCTTGTGTTAAAGCCGTTCAAGGTAAAGGTGCTGCTCAAAAAGCCGCTACTGAATCCTACTCCTTATTGGATGACATGTTAGCATCCGTATTCTAATTTGAATACTGAACACTAAATATAGATACTACTCTTTCTGGTAGTATCTATATTTCTTTCGCATTTTTACATTATAGTAATATTTTATCTAATATAACATATACAGGAGGAATTATTACATGTTACAATTTGAAAAATTTGTAAATGAGAACACTGTACATGTAGAGGAAATGCATTTCGAGAACTTCGGTGAGTTCTCCAAAGCATACCATACATATACTACAGAGTTCGTAAATCTTCAATTAGCTATGGATAAAGCCGATGCTAAATGTATTGAAGAATATAAAAACGCTGTGACTGAGTCTGATAAAGCTGCTGTTGTAGCAATCTATGAAGGTACATTAGATGATTTCGTTAAACGTGCTAAAGAACGCGTAGCTAAAATTATCGACTCTATCATTAACTTCATTAAGAGTGCTATCGACAAATTCAAAAACAAAATGGGTGATTGGTACGATAAATTCTTCAATAAATACTATGATTTATTGAAGAGTAATGAAGTGAATAAAGTGAAAGTTCCTTGGGTTAAAATCAAAGAACAAAAACTTGATAATATCGATCGTCGTTTCGATGACCAATTCAAACTCATCGTTGCATGCTATAAGGCTAAGACTGATGAAGAGTTTAACGAAGCATTTGCTAAAGCAAAAGAATCCATTATGGAATTGATTGATGATATTCATAATATATCTAAAGAAGTTAAAGACTGCTTCAAACACAAAGAAGAAGTTGAATTTGGTAAAATCAAAGCTAAAGCCATTGAACGTGCGAATAAAAAAGTATATCAAGGTAATATGGAAGTTCTTGATTATAGCTTTAAAGTAGTCCGTAGTCTTAAAGGTCGCATAGAAGTTGACATCATGTCTAAGATTCGTGCAATGCGTAACCCTAAGAGAGACCGACAAATACTTGCTTTAACTATCCCTCTTGGTTCCATATATGGCGAATTCTTCTATACTAAATATCAACAAACAATCGGTAGCTACATGGTAGCTCGCAAAGCATGTAACATGGCTGTTGCCGCATTACATGGTAAAAAAGAACAAACTACCGAATCCGTTGGTTTATTAGACCAAATGCTTGCAGAAGTTTAAAAAAAAATAAGATCCAGATACCAATTATGGTATCTGGATCTTTCTATCACATTTCGGATTTTACGATACGATAAGCACGTTTAATATTCCCTTTAATAGGACTATTCTTAAGTTCTTTTTCTTCATTAGAACGGTTTTGTTTACCTGTATATAAAATACGTTTTAGATACGATGTAAACGAATGGAACGCTTGTCCCATCATAGCAATACGAATAGTGAGAATACGTAAGCTAGTTTGCACAAACAATTTAAGTTTCTGCATAGTATTAAATTGATCTTGATTTTCGATTTGGTTGAGTTCTTTCTCAACTGCTTTTAGCTGAGCATCAATTGATGCTTTTTGGTTCTGAGCAATCGTAATCAATTCTTTATAGTTACCACAGTAACCCAACATCATATCCACCAATGGAGCGATTTTAGATGGGGTATTGATTGTCACCACTTCCGTTGTATCAGTACCACGGTAGAATGTTTTGATTTCATCGAATGTGTTGAATTGAGTAAATACTTCCAATATATCTTTTTCAGATTTAATGTCAGTATCTTCTAACTTTCTCCAAATCGATACACTGTAATCGGGAATTGGATTTCGTTTATCCATGAGTTTAGTAATCGCGTTCCAATATGGGATCCCAGTAATGGTGATACCCCTATAGTCACGTTTCTTCAACTCATTAAATTCATTCATATGTTCTTCAATCCACTCTTCATGAACTTCATACATAGCACGGAGCTTCTTAATCCATGATTGGATGACTTTAGCTACATAATTGCGAAGCTTATCCACCCACTTTTTAATCACATCTACGATTTTATTATGGAAGGCTTTTTCTTTCAATCTATCAAATGTACTTACTTCTAGTACAGCAGAATCGAAGATTGTATTTGCATCGAATATCGTAGCTTCTGTTAAGTAGTCCAGATGATTCATACCTATACTCCTCACTTAGTAATCATATCCATAAATGTTTGACGTTTATTGACATGGGTCATGATATTTGTGATGGTAGTATAGAACTCCAAGAACGCCATCATTTTATAATTGATGTATGTGCAAATATCATTAATAGCCATGATACCAAGACCACTTAATACTTGGACTGCATCAAATAGAGTAAGAAGCATCTTAACACGAGCTGGGACGTTAGTCATAGACAAAACATCTTTAATCTTAGCACGAAGCAATCCCAATAGATTTGTGATTGTTTCTTTTACTTGGTTGATTGCTTTATATAGATAGGCTAATTTCATAGCACTGTATTCTTTATCAAATTTAGCAATCGCATCGAACATATCACGGATGAATAGCTCACCCACACTTACAGATACACGATTTTCAGATGGGAAGAAGATTCTATGTACAGTGTCATTGAACGCTGTACCATTTAAACTTTTCGTTTTGATATATTTGGATACGCCAACAATATCAGCACGGAAGTTATAGATACCGTTTTCTTTGATATCTTTAATTTCTTCGGTGAATTCGTCTAAATCGAACTTTTGTGTACCAAGTTTGTTAATCAATTTACCTAGTCTATCCCAACCTAAACATTCATTGAAGTTGATTGTTCGGTTATCTGTCAAGATAGGGTTATAGATATACATACTGAATGTTTCAGATTGACGGCCTTTGAAGATATAGTTGATGGCATCAACGGTAATCATAGAACGTTGTTTGTTGATTTCTTTGTGTAACGCATTAACTCGTTTCATAGTATAATCGCATGCATCAAATGCAGTTTGTTCTACTTTCTTAATATGGTCAGTGATTGTAGTAATAGCTAATTTGAAAGCCTCTTCACCCACTGCTTTAGTGACCAATTTAAGAGCGTTTGCTGTATTCTTACGTACAGCTGATAAGAAGTTATTATAGAAGCCAACAGCTCCAACCATAGGGTCGAATGACGTATTTCCTAACTCAGTGGATAAGAAACGGGCTTCCTCGAATACGATATCGATCTCGTTATTCATAAGGTGTACACCTCTTTCTACATAGTAAATTTTAGCTAAAATTGTTATTAGTTTGTTTTTTGGTGTAAGAATGGGTATATAGCGTTATGCTATATACCCAAAAAAAATTATTTTAATGACTTAGGTCGTGGTCCTTTAGATGGTGTATGTGCATCTTGGACTTTTTGATTGTATGTATTACGAGCTTCAGAATCACCAGATTGTTTCTTGAATGTATCTGGATACTTATTATCCTGAATATTCCCATGCTTATCTGTACTATGAGGATTTGGTACATCCGATGCTTTCTTTAAGTCAGAATGCAATCCATCGGCATAGATATCATTTGTTTCCTTAGGGGTTGGTGTATTAGATGGACCTTTACCCTTAGGTTCTTCGATTTGAATATTTGGATTTACTTTCGCGTCAAGTTTCTGAACTTCATCAGAGCCCATCCCAGACTTAAATGCAAAATCGTATTGTCCAGCACAATTGAACATACCACCCGCCTTAGTAAAGGCTGCCACTGCACTTGTGAGACGATAATATCCGTTATACTTAGCTTTTTCCTTATCCGTGAAGTACACTACGAACTCCTTATTTGGAGTCATAGCAAACAAGTCATGGTCTAGTAAATAGCAAGATAAATGTAAGTTACGTTCATTGATTTCACTTAACATAACAGACTTATTGAAGTCATTACCGAACTTATCAGACACGATAGTTGAGTTACCCGCACCACGTTGCTTACCAGCACCACTTACTTCCGTGGTTTCATTGTTACCCGAATCTACGATAGTAACATTGTTACCCGCAATCAAGTCTTGTGTAGTAGATGGTGTTTGAACAGTTACGTTTTCTGGATCGACATACATGACATACTCTTGTTCATCAGGAGAGTCAAATGTCCCTGTTGCTTTACTCATAGAATTGCTATTGTCGATTACGCTAATAATCGTTTTACGATATTCACCTTGTTCATAGCAATCACATGCACCAGACTTATTTAATATATACAGACATCGGAAGTCATAGAACGACATTGTGCCAAAGTAATAAGTACCATATGTCTGTTGTAGATATTCAAATACGTTCATTAGATTCATTGGTGGAATGATAACTTGTGGATATTGTTTATCATTGTTCAATGGGCTAATGAGCATTTTATCAACCCCCGCATTCCCTAAGATATGACCTAGTGCAGAGGATAGTGTACAGTCATTATAGATTTCATTGACCGTTTTACGCATAGCGATTAAATCGCGCTCTCTCCATAACGAGAGTTCATATGATTCAGTATAATCACTTACGTTGTACCAATGTTTATCTTCGGCTTTAATTCCAGAAGATGTGCCAGTACCTTTGCCACCTTGTGCTTCATTCGTTTTATCGTATAGCTTACTTTCTTGGAAAGGTGCTTCATCATCGATTAATACAATGAATGTATCGTTGATGATATCGTGATAGCCTGAATTAGCATTAGTTGTATCTACGGCCACTAATCGGAATCGGATATTCACATCATTTTTATGATTCACGATAGCTTCATGAAGTCTAGGTGGTAAGAGTGTTTTAATTTCTAAGATTGGATGGATTGCTTCATCGTATAATTGGGTAAGAAAAATATTCTGGATGGCAGTAGGTACCATATCGATTGGTTCTTGACCAGGGATTAACACCTGCCAAGCATCCACTCGATATCGGTACCTATGATTTTGCATATTAGAACGAAATTGGTTCTTGCCACCAGCTGACCCACCCATTTTAAACGCTTTATCAAGCAATCCATTCGGATCTAGCTTAGGAATATTCGGTCGTTTAACAGAACTGAATATATTCTTAAGTAGATTACCCGTGTCGAGCTTGATACCCATGTTATAGTTTCTCCCTCATCTCGTTTACAATGTCATATTGATTGAGTTCCATTAACATTAATGGATAATCAGAGAAGTAGCGGTCATTGATATCCATCAATGTACCAGGGTCAGTTTTATCTGATAATTGGTCAAAGATTTTCTCTCTTTGAACATCAGATAATACATCGTATTGATATTCCAAATCAACGGAACGGAAGTTCCGTACTACTTGATTGGCTGTATCTTCACGATTTAGGAAGTTATAATTGGATTGGTTAATAACATGAGCAATGTTATTGATGCTAAATGTATCTTCATCATCATCATTGAGATAACCTGCTTCATATAACTTTTCCAACGATTTATAGATTCGAACAAATCCAATACCTTTAATCCCTTTAATAGAACGTTTACGGTTACCACTACAGGAAACAATGAACGGGACTAATAAGGGATTAACGATTCGTTTTGGCTCATACTTCTTCTTGAAGCATAAGTACTTCACTACATTCTTCTTAGTGATTAACACAGGGTCGTTTTTGAACTTGGTAATCAATAAGAAGTTGTAATTTACATACTGTAAATCATATTCATCTTTAGAGATTATGATATTGATATTGGCTGGATGTTTATTCTCCATATTAATAATCATCGGTACTAAAGATGATTCCACGCTATCCGTACTGACCATATATACATTTTCGATATACTCGGTAATGATTTTCATGAATGAAATGGATTCGTGAATGATACCATTAATGGTTAATCGATCTAGGTTAGTTAAGGAATGGAAGAAGTGTTGTCGATATCCTGGAACAAGAGCGGTATTATTATATTCCGTTTTATGTTCTGGGATTGTATTGTAGTATAAGAAGATATTCGTCTTAATTTTATTTTTGGAGAAATATTTTCGGTAGTGAGCAATGATATTAATGAAGTTGGATATCATACAACGATACAACTCATTTAATTCTTTCTTATTCGCTACCTTAATGAAGTTCTCCACTGCTGTGGTTCGTATACTATTATACAATGATTCAAAGCTGATATAAATATTCGCCGTTTTAACGATTTGCCTACCAGACTTATCAGTTTCAGCAAGCTTACCGTTAAATAGCTTATCTAAATATACATATCTAACTTTGAATGAGTTGGCATAAGCATCAACGATATCAAACATCACAATCACCATCGATCGTCAACATATCATCTTCATCGTCATCGGAACCCATAAAGGAACCCATATCGAATCCACCAAACTGTTTTTGTCTATCGGATATACTATCTTTTAGTTTAGAAATACTTCCAAAACCCATACCTACAAGCGTATCTACGACAGTGTCAACTTCCTCATTCGTTAACGAGATGCCTTTCCCGATGATGGGTTCATCCCCTAGTTTCATACTACGGATATTTATATTTGCTGGACCATCATCAAAGGATGCTCTAATGATGAATTTACCCCAGTTACTATTATCAGATTCAGAGATATTCTCAATAATCTCTTCTACTTTAAAACGACTTGGGTCGTATGGTTTTCTTGCCATTATAAAGTACCTCCTTTTTAATTTTCTGTGTAGGAGTAAAAAAATAATAGGCATGGACCCGAAGATCCATGCCTATTGGTTTGATTTCTATTAGTAAACGTATTTACCTGGGTCGAAATCATTTTGTTTGAAGGTTTTAGTTGCTACTGTTTTAAGAACTGTTGCACGGAAACCTTTTTTGCGATAGTCGCGAATATTCAAGAAGTCAAGAACGAAGTTGCCTTGGTCTGTAGGAATATCGAATACGTAACGCAATACGATGTCACAGTCTAAACGGAAGCGAGCAACGTTACCGCCACCCATTACGTGGAACTTAACTTCGTTAGTTGTGAAGTTAGTTAATGCTTCGTTGAGTTGTTTATCTGCAACCATTTGCACTTGAGCTTTATCAGCTTTGTTATGCATTAAGCGACCCATAACTTGGCTGAAACCTGTGTTACCACCGAAGTTACGTTTACCGCCTTTTGCACGTCTTTTGTCTTCTTTATCAAGACGCACAACTACATACACGTCGAATGGGTCGACACGATGTTTACTGTTTACTTCTTTACCTTTTAATAATTGACCGAATTGTGGATTGTAGCGTGCTACAACGAACACTTTAGAGCCAACGTTTTGTACGCCTAAGCTTTGTAAGCAACGGCCTACTGCATTTTGAATATCGTCTTGGTTTACATCATATGTAACACCTTTTGGAACCATATTCATGTGGTTTGCCAATAGTTCATCAAAGTTTTTAGTTCTTTGGTCTACTGGACGTTGTTTTTCGCGGTTTTGTGGTTGTTGATTGTTTTGACCGCCTTGTTGTTGATTGTTGTTCATAATGAGCAACCTCCTCTGGTTAAAAATAAAATAGAGTAATTGAGTCGAAACAAAAATCAATTCGACTTGACTATTTGTTTACGACTCAATTAAATAATATATAGATAAATTCTCAGTTGAGAATTTCTCCCTAATTAAGGATTTTATGACGCATAGACGCCATAGTAGCTTGGACTTTAGTAGACCAAGATTTATCGGATGCATAGATGGAATTTACAGCATGTAGGTTGGTATACCCACGATCAAAGTATACTTCTTTAATCATTTCACCCCAATGGTCGATACAAGCATTACGTGTTTCGAATCCATATGCTGCACCTTCATTGCCATCATAAGCTGCAATACCGAATAAGTTATTACGGGATTTAGCTAAGTAGCTAGTACCCCAAGCAGATTCATGAGCTGCTACGGCAATACCGAATAGAGCATTAACACCCCAACGTTCTTCCATAGCTTGGAATGCATGACCAAGACCATCAAGTCCTGTGCCAGCTAATGCTTTATCTAGCTCTTCAGCAGATAAACCTGTTGGTTGTGTAATGTCATCAGTAATATGAGTTACTTTTTCTTGAGCAACTCGACGACCTGCCGTATATCGAGATACGAGATTTAAATCACGTACACTGCGAACGGACCAGATAACATCAGATTCAGGAATGTAGTAACGTGTCCCATTTTCAGTAAAAGCGATAAACTTTCCTTTGAATAGATGGGTGATTCGAGTTGTTTCTACAGCCGGTAGTTGAATCTTAGATGTATTACTGAACTTCTTAAACGTAGTTACTAAGTTCACCATGTTATAATCGGTTGGTAACTTAGTTAATACCTCAGTGCCAGTAAGATCTGTATTTTTTGGTTTAAATTGAATATAGAATGAGTCTTTAGCAATGTCCTTAGGAACTTTAGCTAACCCATCCATGGATTTAAAGTATCCATGTTCACTTAGCGAGTATTTAGTTTTTTCATCTGGGATAATTGTGAATTCTCCCTGTTTTAGTTTGGTTTCCTTTCCTTCGTTTGAAATAACGGTAACGTCATTTGATGTTACTAGATAAATGGAGTTTGTCAAATCGACATCCTCAACATTTTCTGCCGCTAACTGCGACGTGTCCCCTTTGTCACTATTGTACTTGGATCCAGCATCTTGTACTGAAAAAGCTTTTGGGTCATTTTGGTACTCGCTCACACCAAGAATGACTGTTATAATGAGGACGAATTTGATGATTTGCATAAATGATTTCTTCAAGTCATCATCTCCTTTCTTCATTAGAACATTGTTACATACGTATTGTGCTCTAATAACAATAAAAATACAGATACAGTGGATGACACTGTATCTGTATAATATATACTTATAAGTTGAATACGTATTTGTAAGCTTGCGCTAAGTAATCTCTAAGCTTATCGCTATTGCTAACGATAAAGAGTTTTCTATCCCAGCGATTCTTAAATAAGTAATCAGAGAATAGGAATGTTTGGTCTACCTTTTGAATGTGGAATAATGTAGAACGAACCAATTCGATAAGTTCTTTATATTGAGGTAGACTTAAATCTTCACTACGTTCAGCGAGTTTATTCGTAATGATACACATGCCCAAGGTAACAGCATCTTTAAGCATAGTGATATTATCGTTCTCTATACCAATCCTAACATAATCGCCGATATAGAGTACTGGATTATCGAAATAACTGCAAGGGTTGAATTGGATACCCATATGAGCAGAGGACATCTTAATCCCTTGAATGAAGTCATCAAGTTGTTGAACCATAGAAGGTAAGTATCCAGTAAAGTCTGTGTCAGATACAATCGTAGATTTCTTAATATCTGGATTGATGTTTTGGACACTGATTAGTTTATCATAACGAATATGTTTAGTGATTTGGTTGAGTAGAATGTTTCTATCGTGATCACTCTCAGGGTTTAAGCCACTTACTTCTCGGTATTCATCGGTAATTTCAACTCTACCTTCAAATATAGAGATAAGTGGATACTTAACGATGAAGATCGCTTGAGATGCTAAGTCTACATATGAACGAGCATAGTAGCATAGACCATTACGGGAATTATATAACCAGAATTGATTGTCTAACCCATCAGTTTCTCGTTCAATATAATATTCGATATCAGATGGTTCACTATCCATCAATAATAGATGAGCGGATAGTACCGCATTAGCTGGATGGTCTGTATTGATAGCTTTATACGTATATTCATAGATAGTGTACGGTAACCCAATTGGGATAGACAATCGTTGGATGAAACTAACCAATAGTTCTGGGAATCCTTTTGTTTGTAATGATGGGGCTACGTTTTCAATATAGTTCTTAACTTCATCCGTCATAGCAGACCCTAATAGAATAGAGATTGTTTTATATTCCATATAGTCGGCAGGTTGACGCAACGCGTTAACAACCATCTGAACCACTTCACCATCACCAATATTACGTTCAAGAAGATTGTTGATAATGTTAGCCATACCGCCATTGTATAGTAAAGCTATAATCTTATCAGCTCGTTCTCTAGCAGACATACCTGGTGTAGCGGATATCATTTTGATATATGCTTGGTATTCAGTTGGATAATCATAATATCCTTCATAGGACACCATAAATGGAGTTGCTTCTAGTTGAAGAGACGCTTGATTTAACGATTCTCTTAGAATCGGATAGATTGTTGGGAATACAGATTCATCGACCGCATCTAACCGTTGAGAGAAATCTAAATTATCGCTCATTAAGTATTCTTTAGCCACATCATCAATCGCTAAGGAATGTTTATCTTCATCATCGATAACGGTTTGGATATTTCCATTAGCGATTAGGGTTTGTAGTTTACGAGTATCGTCCAAGGAATTGAATTCTTCAGTAGGAAGTTTCTTGGATAATACTTGCGTACCACCATTGGTAGCACCAACGATTGGTTCTAATGTACCCACATTGGAAGCTTCCATTACTTGAATGGAACCTTTTTTAGTTCCATATTTACGAACGTCGAAGTAACGCATTAGTTTACCTTTGAATTGAATAGATTCGGTCAATCCCAATTCACTTAAGCGACGTCCGATATTCTTAGCAAGAGTATTCTTATACTCTTCTTCACATAAATCGAAAAAGCGAATAGAACCTTCTACTTCTTCTTGTGTATATATAGGGAATCTACGTTGATCCGGTAAACCAAAGTATTCTGTTGGATACCGATAGATATCATTAATATCAGTTATCATAAGTATAGTCTCCTTATCTATAGTACAGTTTTATTTTTAGCTGTCACATTTAATTAATGAATGTTATATATTTGTGAAACTCATATTATAACATTTATAGTATTTTTTATAGGAGGTGAGGTACTAAGATGAGTAGACGACACCAAGCGAGTAAACGATTCAGAGAAAAACGTAAACCCGTTAAATCTCAATCAAATAACTCACGAGTTAATAAGGATTGCGTGTCCTCTCTATTAGACTCTCAACAGGAGAAACGAAAAACCGCTACCCCATCTCATGTACAACCTGGTGACGTATTCATTATGCGAGATAATGGCTATGATGCTGAGAACAAACACAAGGAAGTTCCAGATACACAAGTCATTCGCTATGATCGACCAGTTGTAGTTATGGCAACAAGTAGAAGTACAGTTAATGTATTACCATTGTCGACGAAAATTCGACCATTCGATACACTGTACCCAGTTGTTATTGAACAGGGGCTAGAATCTCAAGTTATCATCTCACAGACACTGACAGTGGACTTTGATAACTTAGCCGATTTTATCGGAACACTTAGACCTGATGTGTTCCATGATATGCGTGAAGCATTAAGTAAGTATGTATTACATGGGGCGTCTCATGTGAAGCGAACTGTACAGCGATATGAAATGGATATGGTCAAATATGAACCATTTGGTATCTATGTACATCAGCTCACAAATGAGCGATTCATGATGTTAAAAACAAAGAAGAAGACCTTTATTAAAGTACCCGTCGAGATATTAAAAGAGAACGATATCTTACCAACGGACGTTAAGGTATTCTGTGGACATGTGCGTTTACACAAAGTCCAACTAGTTCTTCCCGATGAATTATGTGATGATCATAATCTATTATATATTGGGGAAGAATATCGAAAATCTATCCGTAAGAAGATAGTAGATACAATCAGTGGTTGCTTAGGTATCAAGATTCGAAACTGTATGTTAAAACCAGATTCTATCGATATTAAAGAAACGATGGCAATTGCTAAGGTTATCTCTTCATCAGATTATATTAACGGTGTTAAAGTCATAGATGATATTTGTAGAAATCATGTAAAAGTGTATTTAGATGATCCACAAACTTTTGTAAAGAAAGCATTTAAGAAACTAACAACGTTCACATCACCAACACAGCTTATCGATGTAATAAATGAGAGAATATTGCTCATGAGTGATATGCTAGTATGTGATACTAGAGTATTAGGTATTGGTGAGAAGAATTTTGCTGATATATTAGAGAGAAGACTAAGTAAACATTCAAAAGGTTTCATCTGCGATAGTAAAGGTGTTGTTACTAAGTATAATAACACAGATCGTAAATATTACCTCAAGAACGTGAGATGGATTTATAAATACCATCAACGTAATAACAAAAAATAAGTAGAAGAGTATACGGTTCATTCCGTATACTCTTCTTTTTGTGTGTTATCGAGGGTCGTAAACACCTTTGATACCCGCTTTGCGGTACCAGTTCGCTTTACCACGAATAACATCGCCACCACGACGATATCCTTTGGAACCATATGGGTCATATACTGGAGATTCAGGAGTTCCTAAGAATTCCAAATCCCAACGTTCCACAGTGGATTTAGGACCATATGGGTCATGGCACCAAACACCATCTTCGTTGTCGCCTGCTTCACCGTGTGTCATAACACGTGCTTTATCGATTGTTAAGTCGAGAGCGTTAGCCAATACAGTAACAACTTGAGACATGGTTTCGATTTGAGCCGCTGTAGGTGGTTCGCTACCTAATCCTTCTGGAGTTGCGTCATAGCAACCTAACAAGGAGATAGCAATAGAACCAGTATTACGACGCCAAGTACCATATAGAATATCATCTAAACCTACACCTGCCGGCATATAGATTTCACCATTACGGTCGATTTGGATATGATAATCATCCCAGAATTGACTATATCTACCAGCAGTCCAGTGAAGATAGATTTTAACATCACGACCTACACTGCGAGCTTGACTCCAAAGAGACCAATAGGCAGCTGTGGCTTTTTTCTTAATATCAGACAACGTTACTTGCGTCATCGCAGAACGAGGTAAGACTTCAGACATATATCAAAACCTCCTTATGGGTTAAAAATGGACAATGTGATTACCACATTGTCCACGAATCTTTCTTATATGAGAAAAGTTGATGGCGAAGAATCATATGAATTGTTTGGGTGGATTCATACGACTCTCCGCTATCGAAAACAGTTATCTCCAAATGAATGACGAGTTCATTCGGATACTATTATGTGAGTTACACTATAAGTTTTTATACCGATTATTCCGGCTTAATTTTGATCTTATTTCTACGTTCCTCAGGAGAAAGATCATCAGAACGAAGTTTATTAATCAATGCCAAGAAGTCGCCATATTTCTTATTGACTACCTTGATATAGTTATTATCTCGCTGTTTCATAAGAGCCTCATCTTTATGCTTCTCTTTTACTTTATCAACAGCTTGGATTTTATGGTGCATATTTGGATTATCCCCGCCATCTTTAACTTCTACCTCTAGTCGAAGATCTGGGATATAGAAGTCTGGGATATAGAAGTGCTCTACTCCGTCATAGGTATAACGGTATACATTAGGGGATGGAGCAATGATATCAGTAGATTCAAAGTTAAATACTGTATCGCAGTTCAATAAGAAATCTTTCTCATACGAACCCACATAAGTTGTTGGTTCACCGCCATTCTCCCATTCATACTTACCAGAAATCTTTCTAGCTGCTAGCATTTTCTTTTGATGCTCTGGGTCATTAGCGAGATTATATTTGTTATATACACGCATCATACGCTCTTTGAAGATCTCACGATTCTTCTGAGCACATTCTTTACGACCACATAATCTAGCGTATTTATGAGTCTTTGGATTCCAAGGAGTCTTACGCTTACAGATTACACATACAGTCGTTTTATCATGAGTTAAATCATAGAAGTATTGGTCAGAAGGGATTCCTTCTGGAATCATATCCTTATGAGCTCGTTCAATATGATCGTAAACAGCATCCTTACTAACGTAATTTTTACGGCAGATTGGACACTTACATTTTCTAATTGTATTCAGTTTCAAAGACGTGTCACCTACTTTACATGAATTATCTATTTATATTACTAATCAGTCGTATAATAAGTGGATAGCATGTACGAATACACACTATCCACGAGTTGATATAGGAGACTATTAGTTATATGTATATTCTTATTTGATAGTTTTTTCAGTTATCTATTACTATAACGGGAACAAATTATCAGAGGAGGGTTTTACGTATTTTTTATTTTTTCCACATGATTTTTTTTGCTCTTGTTTTTTATATCTTCAGTATTTTTATAACAATCTTGTATCTCAATTAGCCTATCTTTTACCTTGCAATACTCCACGTAACTTAAGCTAGATACAGATTTTTTATTAGTGATCTGATATACTAGAGCGTGAAAGCTATCATCCTTATTACCACTTTCTAGTATACCAATCTTACTAGCTATAG